TCCATCGCTTCCTCAATTGCTGCGAACTCTCTCACGTAGTTTGAGAGATGTTCTTCTGTTGTTAATAATTTGTCGTCTTGATTGTTAGAACTCATGGTTTCTCCTTTGGTTGTTCTTTTCTTTAATTATAGTAATCTATTTTTCGTCAAAAGTCAAGCATTTATTTTTTGTGTGCGTTTACATTCTTTTTGTTATGTTCAACGACAGACAAGTCCCAGTCGGGCATGCCCTCTAGGACAACACTCTTCTTTCTCCCTACCAGCTCTTTCCACTTAAGATCTTCCTTCTTTGGATAGACCCCGGGACCAAGTTCCCATTTTGTGGAAGACTTCTTAAGAATCTTTGTTGCCTCTTTGTTGAGCGGGAACATGTATCGAAACATTTTACCTTTAATTTTGCGCAGGCCGATATGCTTCATGAACTCAGGAGTCAGCCAGAATACTTGCTGCTTCTTAAGCCAGTCTTTCTTGGGGTTCGGCAGTAGCTTGGCTGTTCCTTTAGGAAGAGACGGCAAAAAGCTCAACGGCCTTGGAGTTGCCGTAAACGATAAGCCTGAGGTGTGGAAATTCGCCCACAATTGGTCATATTTGTACGTGGCTCTATAGAAGTTGTGAGCAAAGTTATGTATTTTCTGCCGTTGTTCCTTTGAAGTATCAGCCGGCAAATTTCTAATAGCATGCTCTAGTTTTGATATATAATCTAGGTGCTTCTCTCTAGCCTTAGATTCGTGGGTCTTTGCGAACTCTGGCTTGTAGCCTGGGGAACTCGGATCATAATGCCAATCCCAGTTATCAAAACAAAGCTGTCGAGTCGTTCTCGGATGAACCTTCTCTCCCTTTGAAGACATATAGCTGTCAGTCCAATATTCGCCTCCATAGTAAAAGTTTGCGGCCTGATAAACATATCCGCACTTGCCCATGATACCGTCAGCAAGAGTATACAAGAATCCCACTTCGGGTTCTTGTGGAATTTCTGGCTGGGATTCAAAACCGGGCTTGGTTTTATTAATCCAGTTATCCTTCCTTATCTGCTTGTTTTTTGCTTTTATTTCTCTATTTCTGTCTTCATTGTGATTCCTAAGCCAATCAACAACCTGCGATATCATTTGAGTTTCAGAATTCTTAATTTCCGAATCAAGCAAGCACATCTTCCCTATCTCATAGTAGTCCTCTGATGCTAAGTCTTTACTCACAATCTTCTGAATGGTATGTTTTGGCTGGGTACCCCACCCAAGCGTAATAACCCCAACTAGCTCATCATTCTTGAATACGCCGAGCCAATGCTTTGTAAGTTTAGGCATGACTGGCGAATAGTGATTAGCCTGAACCAACTCAGTTGCAGTAACTTTGTCAATTTTCTTAATTTCATAATTTATTTTCCTACTGTATAAAGTAGGGTCGCTGTAATTCTTGCTTTGCATCTTTTAGCCTTTCTTATCTTGCTATGGATATGAATACTCTTCTAGTATACAGTCTTTGGTGGGATTTGTAAAGAAAAAAGTGAGCCTAAGGCAGGATTCGAACTTGCAGCTTCCCGGCTGGACACCGGGCACCCATTCCTATAGGGTCTCTTAGGCTTAGATACTTATTCCTACTTTTTCAGAAACTTTGATTGTCTCTATTGTCTACAAGATGATCTCATTATATCATATTGTGTTAAAAAGTCAAGCACTTTTTTTATACAAATTTAATTTCGCAGGCTCCGCCGGCACAAGCCACCTCGCCCTTGAGGTCGGTATTGTCCTCTTCTTCTGTGACCTTCGTGAGGTCTACTGCTGTTAGAGACTTCATCATTGCCTCGTAGGTTTCCTTGGAGCAGTCTTCAAATGGAGCCTGAGTATACGTACCTCCGTCATAGGGTAGGACAGATAAACCATTGTAACTACTACGGTTTTCCCACATCCACTCTCCAACATCTGCCCACTCGGCCTCCTTAATGGATATTGTTGCAGAAATATTGTGAGTATTCTGCCCCTTACGAAAACCGGGCTTTACCCACTCGTCTGTTACCAGCTTTACTCTCTTGAGCAATTGTAGTGCCGACTCTGTTCTCATGATGGAGCCTTCTGGTGCCTTCTGAGGGATGGAAATCACTGCTGTGGTATGTGGACTAAAATATTCATCTTCTACAAGCTCTGGATGGTTATTCACCAAATATGAGTAAATTGGCTCGTTCTTTCCCACTCTTAGTCTCCGGATATAGTACTCGTTATGCCAAGCGTGAATACCAGAGCTGGTACCCAAGGTCAGGCTAGTCGTGCCGGCTGGTTTTACACAAGTTGTTCTTGCTGCCTCATTTATGCCGATAAGCTTAGCAACTCGTGCGTTTTCTTGCTTTACCACTTTTGCTGCAGCTGCCATATCAAGTTGCAAGACAGCGTTCGAAGCAATACCCGTCATAGAGACACCGATAAGAGCGTCCTTTTCTGTTATTCTCCTCCAAACATCGCGAAGGTAATGAAAATCCGTATAGCTAGCTTGGAGTGTACCAATGAAGGTGCCGGCTCTCACTCTTTCTTCTAAGTCCTCCTGGCTCTCAACATTTGAGACATTCACCTCTGTGAGGTTGCAGAATTGATAAGGTCTAAGTCCGATTTCACAACAAGGATTTGTGCCCCAGTCCTTATCATTAGAAAAGTAAAACCCGGGCTCGCCTGCCCCTGAAGCCTTAACCCTGTCCCAAAGGTCCATAAAATATTCTTTATCAATCTTGTGGCGGAGCAGAACGACCGAGTTGTTTGCACGTCCTCTTTGAGGGCTTGTTTCCCACCAGTTTCCAGTCTTTGCTGAAATCATCTCCTGGTCGTCGGCTGAGAACAAAGAAATAAGCGCAGCCCTTCTAATACCCCCTGCTAACACCGCATCTGCAATGTGGCAAATCATGTCGTGCACTTCGATAGAAGATAATTTATCGCCATTCTCTTTTTCCGAGAGCATACCCTCTAATTTAACGAGGCATTCCCTTAGAGGTTGAGGTCCTGGTGCTTTGCCACCACTGGTGATTAGCGCTGCCCCTTTTGGGCGGATATCGGAGAAGTCAAACCTAAGCTTTGAGCCCCCTTGGAAGTAACTCCTTGTTAGTGCCTTAATAGCGTCGGCCCATCCCTCGATGGAGTCGTTGACTAGGAACCTGCGAGTACGTTTAGAGTTTGGCTTAGTAATTTCCGGAAGTTTCTCGATATGATGAGTCTGGACGCTATAGCCTACGCCAGTACCGCCCAAAAGCAGAAACATCGCTTCACCAAATGTCCTCCAGTCGTCAATAGGCATAAAAGCACAATTAAAGATGCGATTTGGAGCAACCTCAATAGGCTTTCCACCAAATTGCATGGAGCGCATGGATGGAAGCACCTTCTTATCATAAACAAGCTTATACGCCTTCCTAATCTGAAGCTCAAGCTCTGGAAACTTCTTAAGATGCATATTCATGTTGCGAGTAACCAACTCTTCCCACGTTTCGCGGCGTTGGTGGTCCTCAATATATCTGGCATACTTCATATGCACAGTTATTTCTGATAAGATTTTATTTGATAGCTCCATGTTCACTTACTCCTTTTGTTCCTTCTTAAAATTTGCGTACTTTTGCTTTAAATTATCGAGTCTCTCTTTTGAGGACTTTTCCATTATATCACTAATTGACTCATTTGTTTGATTTAAAACCTTAATCTTTACATTACTGGTATCCATAAACAGAGGAAATATAAGCCCGTCGGGTCCATTCCTGTTCTTCGCTAAAAAAATGCGACCTGTGTTGGTGTTTTTATCCTCAACCGTCCTTGAGACCGTAAAGATAAAATCTGCGACGAAGCATTTATTGAACGCTTCGGAGATGGATTCCATTGTAATGACTTCCGCATTTAAACCCGATCTATTAGTCTGAGATGCTGTCCAGACCGGACATTCGCTCTCCTGAGCCAAGCCTCTCAGCTCCTCATAAATAGTTTCTAATTGGTGTCTTTTCTCGTCTCTTCCGGAAGATTCTGGCTTTATTAGGTCGCCGTAATCAATGATTATCATGTCTGGAACGAAGTCCCTTCTTCGTAACTTATCGATATGATTCTTAATTGTCTGTATCGTTGCAGAGCGCGTTGGGTATTCTTTTACAATCAATTTTCCTGTTAAATCTTTAATCTCGTCGTATATCTTTTCTTTGAATACTGCCAGGTTCTTTAGCTCGACGCCAGTGATGGCAGAATCATACCTTCCAGCTACTATTGTGTCTGCTAGTTCTAGAGTATAGTGCAATACGTTCTTGCCCTGTTTAAGGGCTGCGGCGCCGAGATGAACCAAGACCATAGACTTGCCGGCGCCAGTAGGGGCTACTACAACTCCTAACTCGCCTTTGCCCAAGCCACCCTTTGCAACTTCGTCAATCTGCTGCCAGCCGGTTGATACGGGGTTTCTAGCCTTCAGTTCGAACCTCTTTTCAAAATCTGCAAGATACTCATACCCAAATGAATTATCTGAGCCGAGCTTCAGCGCGCTGTCTATGACCTTCGATACTTCATCAAAGGAGGAAGACTTGATAAGGTCAACTGACTTAATAAGTGCCTCTTTGAGTTTCTGTTTCTTGCAGAAGTCTAGAGCTGTATCTTTGATGTATTCTGATGAGTTAGGGATTTCACCCTTTGCTAGGACTCTAGCGTAATATTCTCTAATCCGGACTTTAACCGAATCTGGTTCCGAATCTAGGCCCGTACGTATGATAGAGTGCATGATATTGGAAGTGGGATGAACCCCGTACTTTTTCCGATATTTTGCAATCTTGTCAATGAATACTCGCAGATGTTTAAGTTCTAGAAAATTGAGGTCCAATACCTCAAACATCTGGTCTGCAAATGGTCGGTCATTCAAGACGAGATGACAAAGATCTTCTTGAAATGACTTTCCGAATTTTGAAAAGCTAACTGCTTGTTCCATGTTGTTCCTTACTTGTTACTTATATACTATAGCAGACTTTCTCAAGAAAAGGAAGTAATAATATCATTAAATTTCTGTTCTAAATCTTGCATATTTACTGTTAACACACCATCCTGTATCATCAGCTTCCTCAACTCTGTCTGGTTGTAGTGCGGGGCATACTCTTCAAATGTTTCGTCAATCTTGTTTTTGCTCTGTGGGGACAAACATGGAGACGAGAGTTGCATGATGTTGTAGTTCTCTTCGATAAGCCTCTCAGATTCAAGCACATTGGTATATAGCTTTAGTTTGTTCTCTTCCTTCTCGCACTCATGAACGATATCCGCAATAAAGTAGTCTCTCTCCTCCTTCAGAAAAGAGAAGCGTTTTGCTACTGTGCCGAGGCCAACACGAGGTACACCAGGGAGGTTATCACTAGGGTCTCCTGCCATGGCTCTAGCAAGAGCAAAATTCGTTGGGTGGATACCAAATTTCTCTATCACCATATTAGTATTAAGTACTTCTTTCTGAATAGGGCGAAAGAGAAGCGTCTTATCATCTAAAAGCTGAATGAAATCTTTATCTGCAGAGACAATGACCTTTTGCCAGTCTGAAAACATTGACGTATTCTTCACATATGAGATAACATCGTCAGCTTCCACCTCAGGCTCCATAAATTGGATAATTGGTGTTTCGTTTAAGTACTCTACCACCCTCAGCTGTTGCCACAACTTGTTATTATCAGTATCTTGGGCTGTCATCTCATCTGACTTCCAGTTTACTCTTAACGGTTTTCTTCCTGCCTTGTAATTCTTATTCATTGAGCGCCGCTTCTTTGAACCGCCCTTACCGTCCCACACTACCACAATCATATCAGGGGAAATCTCCCTAGTGATTTTGTTCATAATATTGATAAAGGTCCGCATTCCGCCGATGGGGTTTCCATTAGGATTTTTACTTGGGTCGACGATGTATCCCCGTAGGAACTGGTTGAATGCGTCAACAATCATTACTCTCTTCATTATTTTCTCCATAAAAAAAGCCCACCGAAGAGGTGGGCTTTGTGTTTAGCTGTCTGGCTTCGCGACCGGGTCGTCCGTATCGTAGAAGTCGTCAGCTTTGCCTTCTCTATTCTTGAACTTCATAATAACATCTTCGTCCATGATTGTCAAGACACTTTCTCTGAATTTTTCATCCTGAAGTTTATCCACCCAGTTCTTGCGTTGGAATTTGACTTCCGTGCTATCATTCTGAATTAAAGTGAACCAAGCTCCTGACTGAAGAAGTCTATTAGAGACCTGAATTGCATCAAACCAACTTTCTTCATCTTGGACACCGATACTATCGTCTCCCCATAAGATTTTAAAGTTGCAATGCCGGCCGGCTGTACCAAAACGAGACTTTTCGAGCTTCGCCTTGACTTCTGAACCTATTCTGAAGCCGTTATCATCTTGTACGAAGGAGGCTTTAGCTTTTCGCCCAGTAAGCCAAATTCGTAAGGAATAGGCATAGTGCATCGCTTTACCGCCTGGAGTCACGTAAGGGGTTGTCATAGCTTCAGACGGTGAACGTGTAATGTTCGTCTTTAACTGGTTAAGTACCAGAAACGTTGCTTTGCTATTGGCAATTGGTACTGTTAACTTTGACATACCCTTAGATAAAATCCTTGGCTTTACAGCCATCGATGATTGAGGGTTAAAATCCCCCTCAACATCTGACATAGAAGGTGTCAGGGCCAAAGAATCCCATATGAACAACCACTTGTTCCCTGTCCCCAACAATTCTTCAATGGTCTCCAAGACGAACTCGACTGATTCAGCCTGAACGTACATAAGACGCTCAAGGTCACAGCCGGCTCGTTCTAGGAAACTTGGATCAAGGGCCGACTCGGAATCGAAGTAAACCACGTCAATGCCCATCTTTTGAGCATTTCCGGCTACTTGTGCAGCCATGAATGATTTACCGGTCGCTTCCAAACCTGCAATCTCTGATATCTTGCCGACTGGAATGCCAGCAAGCTTTCCCTTGCAGATAATTGAGTCTAACCATCTTGATCCGGTAGAAATCCACTCATTCACTTGGGTTGGGTTGTTATCTTGTAGTGAATGAGCGACTTCTCTACCAGCCTTTTTGTTGATAATGCTGCGAACGGCAGCAATATCGAGTGAGCCCTTCTTGAGCTTTGTTACTTTAGATCTAGCCACCGTTCACTCCTTAAGAATTCAACAAATCGTTAAAAGCTGATTCAACTGCGCTGGCGGAGCCAACTGTTGAAGTGTTTCCATACTTTTCAACTTCTGAGTTTCCTGTGTCCGCTGACAGGAACTGGTCCAAAACGGATTGTACTTCTTCTGTGCTCTTGCGGTCGAAGAGTGTATCGAGGTCCGGGATAGTCTCCAGCAGCTCTGCACAGCGTTCATCTCCGCCTACAGCGTCGTCACAAAGGATTGTCTTGCGAGGGCGAGGACGAATATCTGTGCGAGGGAAGGATGCACCTGGTAACTTACCATACATAAGCTTCAAGTCATTACCGTTCTCGGGGTCTGTGATATCACCATAATCAGGGTCCAAAACGATTGTCAACAGCTTCTCATAAGCCATCTTACCGTAGCCCCAGATACGAATACCTTGGTCTTCTTCTCCTCTGACGAGGACTGGTGAAAAGAAACGTTGCTTTGCAAAGAGGTCCTTTGCCTGCTTCTTGCTCTCTTCCGTACCCTCGTTCCAGAGTTTGTTGCCAAAGTCACAGACTGGGCAGCTGTCTCCAAAGTTTCGTTTAGGACAAAGAAATCCCGCGGTTCCTACATTATAGTGAAAGTAGCGCTCCTTGAAAGGGTCGCCGTCTGCTGTTGAGACAATACGGACATTATTCTCTCCGTCTTCTGGGCGCCAGAAACGATTATTGCTCCCATCGCCTTTTCCGTTTAGTTTGTCTAACTTCGCTTTCATTGCGTCTAAATTAAGTGCCATGTTGTATTACCTCCTATGGTATATTGTTTTTTTTGCACGTTTGGCTATAGCAGGTCAGCAAATATCCTGACCAACTGTTTATATAATATCAGATTGTTTATTCTGTGTCAACAGTTATTTGTTGAATTTTTGGAGAAAAGTATTCTACGTAAATGTAGTCATCTTCATAGTCCGTGGGGTAGATACCGAAATATGCTTTTGTTTCTTCGGTCATTCTAGCCTTCACGCTGGTTGTAAGTTCGCGGAAGAAGTTTCCTTGAGTTTTCAACTTCTCTTCATTGATACCAAAATAGTATAGCACTTCTACTTCCTGATTAAAAGGAAAAAATAACTTATCTTCACAAGAAGTGGTGCTTATACCGATTGTCTTTATTCTGCAGGATTCCCTAATGCGAGAAAAGGTTGACATCACAGGTTTCGTGTT